TGGGGAAATACCTGTCCATTTTCATGGGTAACTGCAATTTTCATCATAACGGGCCTCCTTATAATTTATTTAAGTACGGACTTAATCATTAAAATAAGTATACAATATAATTCCGTATAAGTCAATTTAAAAATGAGAAATAAGAATAGAAAAACATAACTTTGTGGGGTATATAATACCGATTTATAACATAATACGTTTTGACATAATTATAAATAGTGATATAATAAAACACGATTTGTATCATAATATTTTATGGCATAATTTATATAAATAATTCTTGCCTTAACTATATTAATAATAAAAAATATATGATTTATCTTATATTTTTTATTATTAAATAAAGACATGATATTATTTATACATTTTTAATCGATACAATTGAGATGTTTATTATCAACCATTAGATGAAATTTGCACATCATATCACGAATTCATATATTATTGGCGATGTTTAGAAAATGAATTATATCTATTGGTGTATGTATTTTTTTAGAAAGGTCTTGAAGAGATGAATAAGATTTACAAAGTTGTATTTAACGCGGCTCGTGGCTGTTATGTTGTCGGTTCAGAATTTATTAGCAGTTGTAGCGGCAAACGTTGCGATCAAAGATACTGTTCACATAGTACTGGTGGAAAAACTTTACGGCAAATGGCTGTAGGAGCGATGTTGGCAGGCACACTGTTATTGCCTGTTTTGGGTATATCCCAACTAGCAGTGGCATCAGAACCGACAACTAATGCTACGAGTACGACGCAGTATGTAGCAGTTGCTTTTGATAAATATCAGAACTATCAGTATACGAATAGAAAGACAGCAGTAAAGTTTACTGACGGAACAAATACGTATATATATAATAAGGTGAAAGTTGGAGATAAAATATATTTAGTTCGTGAGGGATATAGCATTACCGTAGATGAAAATGCTGGAAAATATACACCGTTATCTACTACAGGGACTCGGGTCGATGTTAGTTATACTGGTTCAGAAGACGAAAAACCGACTAATATATTAGAAACAATGCAATCAACAGTTTCATCTACTGGAACTAACACAAATTTGGGAGAAACATTAAATAAAGTAGAAGCGGGTAGTTATTCAGGAGTCTCTAATTCTGCTGAAACCGAGGTACCAGGGGGGTGGGATTATATTATTGCGGATTCTAGCTGGGAAGGACATGTTGATTCCATTAACTATAAAAATGGTTATGTTGATTTAACGACAGGCGGGGATAGTCCTCTCGGTTTTATTACAGCAGGTGATAAATTAAAATGGAGTGACGCGTTACAATCTTACACATATAACGGTAAAGTTGTAGATTATTCTAATCTGTATGTTATTGGCAATAAAATTGGTGTTTTTACCAATTATGATGGTTCCAAAGTATATACAGGGAATGTATATGGCAGTCATAATGAAGTATTGATGACTGCTAAGAAAGATGGGGAATTTTATAGTTATTGGGCAGCTAAAGTAACGGATCCTGGCGCAACTATGTCGACGTATCGGGTAACAGACTATCAGAATGATTTGCAGGTTTTGTCGGATAATGATCAAAAATTATATCGTAATGATATAAAAGAAGTGCAGATGAAGAAAGAAGACAATACTGCGACGATTCAATTGATGCGTAATGGTGACGATAAAAATAATGTTCCTGTAGATGGCGCAATTAAAATCGCTAGTGGTGGTGGTATTGGCGGTAGTGGCGTAGAACATGATACATATGTATCCCTTACAAGTGGTGATACAACTGTATCCTTACCTACAGGAACAAAAGTAGAAGCGATTGGCGATAAAAATAATACAACAGGAATTAAAATTAATGGTGAAGAGTATACTATATCGGCTGGGGTGACAAATGGTTATTTAAAATTCGCAGCCAACAGCGGCGATACAGTGACCAATAAACTGGGCAGTACGGTCAAAGTCGAAGGCACAGGTACGAAGGCTGACAGTGAATACTCTGGTAAGAACGTTAAGACAAAAGTCAGTTATGATGCCGATGGCTATACTACGATTGATGTTATGCTGGATAACAACATTGATACGAACAGTGTCAAGGTTGGCAAAGATGGTGCAGACGGCACACCGGGCAAAGACGGTGTATCCATTACAGGCCCTGGCGGCGTGGATGGAACGAACGGTTTAGATGGTAAAGTCGGTATCAGCGGCAAAGACGGTAAAGATGCTGTATCCATCAGCGGTAAAGATGGTGTAGGCTATATTGGATTGACTGGACCTGCCGGCAAAGATGGTGTAAGTCCGACAGCAGATATCTCGGTTAAAGATGGCGATCCTGGCGTTAATGGAGCTGATGGAACGACCATGACCCGTGTCGTATATACAGACAAAGATGGTAAGGAACATCAAGTATCGACATTGGATGACGGCATGAAGTACATGGGCGACAGCGGTACGACAGCAAAAGTACAGCTGAACAAGACCGTGAACATCGTTGGCGGTGTCACAGACAGCACGAAGCTGAGCGACAACAATATCGGCGTCGTATCGTCTCAGGATGGTGACAACGGCAAGCTCAAAATCAAGTTGGCCAAAGATATTACAGGTCTCGATTCTATTTCGGCAGATACGGTTAAAGCCGGTGATACCGTTACTATCAGTAAAGATGGTATCGACAACGGCGGCCAGAAGATCACGAACGTAGCAGCAGGTACGGATCTGACAGATGCTGTCAACTACAGCCAGCTGACAACATCATCAGCAGCAGCGACGACAGAAGTCAAAGCAGGAGACAATGTATCTTCTGTAGCTAAAACGACAGATGCAACGGATGGTCATGCTATTTATACGGTCAATGTCAATGATATGACGGCTAAGAGCGGTACGGTGACCTATGGTACCGATGGTACCGGTACAGGCACGCTGACGAATGGCGATGGTTCTACTACGACCATTTCCGGTCTGAAGAATACCTATACCACAACAAGTACGTTGAACGGGACGAAAGCGACGTTTACCCGGAATGACGGTGAAACGTACGACCTGGATTTGAGCAACTTGAAGACCGCCTTGGGTACAGCAGACTATCGCTTAGTCGGCAGCGGCACTGATCAGAAGGGCGCCTATACGGTTGACAGTAATAATAAAGTCAAACTCAATGTCTATGACCCGAGCAGTAGTACGACCAATACCGTAGAAATAGATGGTGTAGCCAGTACAGACGATATTACCAATGTCAACAATACTATCAATAACTTGAAAACCGACGGTATCAAAGTAGCCGGTGATACAGGCAGCAGTACGACCCAGCTGGGCAAGAAGGTGTCTATTGTTGGTGATGGTAAGAACATTACTACTGTAGATGCAGCCGACAGCGATAACGGGTCTACGGTTACTGTATCCATGAGTGATACGCCGACCTTTACTAGTGCTACCATTGGCGGTGTCGATATTGCTAGCGGTAAGATCAGCAACCTTACAGCAGGCACAGCCGATACGGATGCCGTTAATGTGAGCCAGTTGACAAAAGCTAAAGATGATGTAACGGCCAGCGATCTTCATGTGAAGAAAGGCAGCTATGCCGTAACAAGCAACAGCATTACTATGCCGATAGTCAAGGGTACGGCAGATACAGCTACGGCAGATAATGTCATCCTCACTGGCGTAGCCAGCACAGACGATATTACCAATGTCAACAACACTATCAATAACTTGAAAACCGATGGTATCAAAGTAGCCGGTGATACAGGCAGCAGTACGACCCAGCTGGGCAAGAAGGTGTCTATTGTTGGTGATGGTAAGAACATTACTACTGTAGATGCAGCCGACAGCGATAACGGATCTACAGTCACTGTATCCATGAGTGATACACCGACCTTTACTAGTGCTACTATTGGCGGTGTGTCTGTAGCCGGCGGCAAAATCAGCAACCTCACAGCAGGGACAGCCGATACGGATGCCGTCAATGTAAGCCAGTTGAACAGCAAGACTGCCGCAGCGACGACAGAAGTCAAAGCAGGAGACAATGTATCTTCTGTAGCTAAAACGACAGATGCAACGGATGGTCATGCTATTTATACGGTCAATGTCAATGATATGACGGCTAAGAGCGGTACGGTGACCTATGGTACCGATGGTACCGGTACAGGCACGCTGACGAATGGCGATGGTTCTACTACGACCATTTCCGGTCTGAAGAATACCTATACCACAACAAGTACGTTGAACGGGACGAAAGCGACGTTTACCCGGAATGACGGTGAAACGTACGACCTGGATTTGAGCAACTTGAAGACCGCCTTGGGTACAGCAGACTATCGCTTAGTCGGCAGCGGCACTGATCAGAAGGGCGCCTATACGGTTGACAGTAATAATAAAGTCAAACTCAATGTCTATGACCCGAGCAGTAGTACGACCAATACCGTAGAAATAGATGGTGTAGCCAGTACAGACGATATCACCAATGTCAACAACACTATCAATAACTTGAAAACCGATGGTATTAAAGTAGCCGGTGATACAGGCAGCAGTACGACCCAGCTGGGCAAGAAGGTGTCTATTATTGGTGATGGCAAGAACATTACTACTGTAGATGCAGCCGACAGCGATAACGGGTCTACAGTCACTGTATCCATGAGTGATACGCCGACCTTTACTAGTGCTACTATTGGCGGTGTGTCTGTAGCCGGCGGCAAGATCAGCAACCTCACAGCAGGCACAGCCGATACGGATGCCGTCAATGTGAGCCAGTTGACAAAAGCTAAAGATGATGTAACAGCCAGCGATCTTCATGTGAAGAAAGGCAGCTATGCCGTAACAAGCAACAGCGTTACTATGCCGATAGTCAAGGGTACGGCAGATACAGCTACGGCAGATAATGTCGTCCTCACTGGCGTAGCCAGCACAGACGATATTACCAATGTCAACAACACTATCAATAACTTGAAAACCGATGGTATCAAAGTAGCCGGTGATACAGGCAGCAGTACGACCCAGCTGGGCAAGAAGGTATCTATTGTTGGTGATGGCAAGAACATTACTACTGTAGATGCAGCCGACAGCGATAACGGGTCTACAGTTACCGTATCCATGAGTGATACACCGACCTTTACTAGTGCCACTATTGGCGGTGTGTCTGTAGCCGGCGGCAAGATCAGCAACCTCACAGCAGGCACAGCCGATACGGATGCTGTCAATGTGAGTCAGTTGACAAAAGCTAAAGATGATGTAACAGCCAGCGATCTTCATGTGAAGAAAGGCAGCTATGCCGTAACAAGCAACAGCGTTACTATGCCGATAGTCAAGGGTACGGCAGATACAGCTACGGCAGATAATGTCGTCCTCACTGGCGTAGCCAGCACAGACGATATTACCAATGTCAACAACACTATCAATAACTTGAAAACCGATGGTATCAAAGTAGCCGGTGATACAGGCAGCAGTACGACCCAGCTGGGCAAGAAGGTATCTATTGTTGGTGATGGCAAGAACATTACTACTGTAGATGCAGCCGACAGCGATAACGGGTCTACGGTTACCGTATCCATGAGTGATACGCCGACCTTTACTAGTGCTACCATTGGCGGTGTCGACATTGCTAGCGGTAAGATCAGCAACCTCACAGCAGGCACAGCCGATACGGATGCCGTCAATGTGAGCCAGTTGAACAGCAAGACTGCCGCAGCGACGACAGAAGTCAAAGCAGGCGACAATGTATCTTCTGTAGCTAAAACGACAGATGCAACGGATGGTCATGCTATTTATACGGTCAATGTCAATGATATGACGGCTAAGAGCGGTACTGTGACCTATGGTACCGATGGTGCTGGTACGGGTACACTGACGAATGGTGATGGCTCTACTACGACTATTACCGGCCTGAAAGATACCTATACTAAATCGGGCGCATTGAACGGTACAACAGAAACCTTTACGCGGAATGACGGATCGACATACGATGTGGATTTGAGCGGCTTATCGACAGGTCTGACGAATTCTGGATTGAAATTCGCAGCTAACAGCGGCGATACAGTGACCAATAAACTGGGCAGTACTGTAACCGTAGCAGGTGCTGGTACGAAAGATGACAGCAGCTACTCTGGCGATAACATCAAGACCAAAGTATCGCAGGATGCTGACGGTAACACGACGATCGACGTCATGCTGGACAACAACCTCTCTATTGGCGGTAAAGACGGCAAGGACGGCAGTATCGGCATCAATGGTGCTGATGGTGTATCCGGCGTCGGTATCGACGGTAAGGACGGCATTTCTATTAAGGGTGCTGACGGCAAAAACGGTGTTACCATTAAGGGCGTTGACGGCACAGACGGCACGGAAGGACATATTGGCCTGACTGGTCCGAAAGGTACTGATGGTACGAATGCAACAGCAGACATCCATGTAAAACCGGGCGATCCTGGCGTTAATGGAGCTGATGGTACGACTATGACTCGTGTGGTCTATGAAGACCAGGACGGTATACCCCATCAGGTAGCTACGTTAGATGACGGCATGAAGTACATGGGCGACAGCGGAGACACGGCAAAAGTGAAACTGAACAAGACCGTGAACGTAGTCGGCGGTGTTACAGACACGTCGAGTGCGTATGTTTGATGTCTAGGACAGGAAAGTAAAAATACTGGAAAGTGTAGTAAATAAGCTGTTTCCGCGATTTTGAGATTGAAAATGAGAAGTTTAAAATCGGAACTTCATCACTCCACGGGAACATATCGACGAAAGTTATTTTTTGATAGTTTAGACTGTGGATTGGATAAGGGGTTCATGAGTGTATGAGTTGGATGTTTTGCGGACAAATGACTTTGTGAGTGAGTAGGTTGGATGTAATAGCATAAAAATTATTTTTAGTTACCAAACGCATAAAGTCAAATGTAAATATGCAAATATGCATATTTACATTTGACTTTATGCGTTTGGCGGTTTATAATGTGAATATAAATTTTAGAAGGAGGGTAGTCACAATGTTTAGCTTAAAAAATTTTCGTGAAAATAATTTAAAAATGACTCAAGATGATTTTGCAAAAATGGTTGGTACTAGACAGGATGTGGTATCAAGGTGGGAAAAAAATCCGGAACAAATTTCTCTTGATAACTTAAGAATTATAGCGGAGAAATGCGGTATCACGATTGACCAATTAGTAAAGTTTAAAAAAAATGTTCCAACACCTTTAAATGTAAAAAATACTTGGAGAATTCCTGCTTTTACTAAAAATGCCATTATTGATTACATTGATCATTATCTGCTTAAGACAAATAATTCTCTTGAAGATAATTCTATTATATCCGATCTACAAAAGAGAGTTAAAAATATTTCTAAGCCTAAAATAGCAATTATAGGTAGATCGGATGTTGGGAAAAGTGCTCTAATTAATGCAATTATAGGTACTGAGAAAATGCCAACCTCTTGGACCCCAACTACATCAATTGTTGTTTATATTACTAACATTTCCGATCGGCCTAAATATATCGAAGAAGATGTTTGGATATTTAAGGATTCCGTAGGAAAAGAAAAAGGTTGGGACTATCAAAGACTTGAGGATGAAGAATATTGTCGTACGTGGAAATTAGCTAGTGGAAGTGCGGATATTTTATATAGTTATGGAACACGTCAGGGAGAATGTTTTGATAAAAATGAAGCCGGCTCAGCAGTTGTTTTTGTCGAATCATCATTATTGGATGTCTGTGACATAATCGATTTGCCTGGTTTTGGCACAGGTGATCGCATAAATGATGACTTAATGACATTGAAGGTAAAGCGTATGGCGGATATTCTTGTTTATATGTCAATTTCTAACGGGTTTATGCGGAGTGAGGATATTGAATATATAAAAGAAAGCATTCAAAATTTAGCTATACTTGAGAATGATCATGATAATATAAAACCGCTATCTAATTTATTTATTGTTGCTTCTCAAGCACATATAGTGAATGCTGGAAATAAACAAACACTGAATAAAATCATGGATGAAGGATGTGAAAGACTTGTTCGGACAATGCCAAATGATTTTTGGAAAAGGCGCAGTTTAATTACTAAACGTGAATATACAAGATCGGATATACGTAAGAGATTTTTTACGTATACTACCGATATTGAAGATTTACGTCAAAATTTTAATCAAGATTTATGTAGTATAGTGGAATCTTTGCCTTTAATAATCAATGAGCAAATGAAAATAGATATTTCTTCATTTGCAGAATCCGCTAGCGACAATTTAAAGAGTCAAATAAAAGGATTTGTTCAATTAACTAATGAAAGAGAAAAGTATATTCAGTTATTAGACAAAATTAAAGAAAATGAACCCAAACGTACATATGATAACCAAAACCGGCGCAAAGACTTGCAGGATAATATATCTATTTTGAAAAGGGAATCCATTACAAAATTTCAAGATAAATATAAAGAAATAATTAATATAGAGCATATTGTTTCTGTAATTGAACAATGTGATTTTAAAAATAAGAAAGACGATAGACAGGCATTGGGCAGTTATTTGAATTCCCAGCTTCAAGCAGTTTTACAAGATACAATAGAAAGTAATACAAAAATTTTTAATAATAAAATTAATGAATATATTGCTGCATACAAAAAAAGTGTTGCATACTCCGAAATTCCAGGAATATCAGTTAATATGCCACCATTTGATGTTACACGTGCATTTGCTTCTGGTCTTGCTGGGTTGGCTACGTTTGGTGCGTTGACTTTTTGGGCATCAACCTTTGGCAATTTAGGGGCATATATTCTAGTTACAAAAGGGGTGAGTGTTCTTTCGGCACTAGGCATTTCCATAGGTGGTGGTACGGCAACTGCCACAGCAGCGATTGCTTCTATAGGCGGTCCCATTGTGTTGGGAATTTCTTTAGCAGTTATAGTTGGAATTTCTGTATTTGCATTTTTCTCTGGAGGATGGAAAAAATCAATTGCGAAAAAGATTGTAGCAGAATATGTTAAAAATAATGTGTTGGACAAATATTGCACAGTTATTTCGAATTATTGGCAGGATACTGAAATTGCATTCAATGCTTCTGCAGATAAACTTGAAGTTGATTGGGGTAAATATATTGACAACCTTTCAGATTTAATAAATCATTATGACATTGAAGATATAAAACATAAGCTTGAAGTTGCAAGGAGTTTAAAAAGTTTTTTCGACCATATCCCGTTGTGAAACTTTGGTTCAAGTGTTTTTACAATAGGGAGCTATAATTCAAAAATATTTTTATAAAGTGAGGGAGTAAAAATTATGTATGATCAGGACATGGATGTTTTAGATAAAATGAGTAATGAGGAATTAAATGTTTTGGTTCAATTGTTAATAGACAAAGGAACAATTTCTGAAATGCTGTCTATAGATGAAAGGTATAAAAGATATGCTCCGGATCACAAGCAATATTTAGATCAAATTAAGGAAGAAATTAATTTGATGGGAGGGAATACAATTGTCAATTTTTTCAGGGGTGAAGGAGTACCTTATCATGAAATACTTGTAGATGTATGTGATAAACTAGACGTTCCATTCAATAAAAACGCAGATTTATCGAGAATTGAGCAGTGTCTGTTGGAAAAAGTATTAGAGACAACATGGGAAAAAATGACCGACGATGAAAAAGCGGAATTATTGAAAGGCTTAGGCGACGACTTTAATGCTAAAGGCGCATTGTCTTCAGGCGTATTAATTGCAATTTTTAGAGCGGGCGGATTTGCATCTTATCAGATAGCACTTATTATTGCTAACGGAATTGCAAAATTTATTGTAAATCGTGGATTATCTTTAGCTGCCAATGCTACATTAGCCAGGGCTTTGTCTATCCTTAGTGGGCCTATAGGAATCGCTTTAAGTGTTTTTTGGATGGCTATTGATATATTAGGGCCTGCTTATCGTGTGACTATTCCAGCGACAATTTATATTGCGGCTTTAAGATATTCAAAGAACAAAGAAGCGCTTCAAAATTTTAGGCTGTAATTTACAAGCTTATAGAAAAGAAATGGACTGATTGTCATGGAAAATGCAAAGGATACTAATGTAGCAGTTCAAGCACGTGAAGCTTATGAAGGGAAGGTCGCTATTGAAGCATTGGAGCGGGCAGGTCGATGCCCTCAGTTGAAAGGGCATGTGCATGAGATCCTTTTTAAAGATGGATTCAATCTAAGTCATATTATTAATGGTGAGCATGCTGCATTGACTAAATCTAATATTGCTCCGATGAAGGATATAGTGATTACTAAAGGTGGAAAAGTTGTTGGACATATGCAGCTAAAGGATACAGTTAGCAATAGTGGTGTTAGAAAAACTGTTCAACAAATTGCTGAGGGTAAATATGGTAAGACGGCAGTGTATGGTACAACGGAGACTACTGCTAAGGTTGGTAGCAAAGTAGCTCAGAAGGTTCATGACTCAGGAATTTCTTCTAATACAACTTCTCGTATTGCTAGCAAGGCATTGGGAAAGATGCCAACTACAAGTATGCTGGGAGTTGCTGCGAAAAGTGGTGGTGCTTGGGGGGCTGCCATTGGAGCTGGTTGTGAAGCCGTTAGTTCAGTTGTGGATGTAGTGAATGGAAAAAAGGAGGTAAGCGATGCTGTGGTAGATGTTGCAGCTGCAGGTGTAAAAGGTGGTGCGATAGGCGCAGTTAGTGCAGTTGCAGGTAGTGCTGCTGCGGGTGTTGCAGGGACTGCCACTAGTGTCTTGGTTGCAACTAGTATCGGTGGTGCAGTAGCAGCTACAGGCGCTGGAGCCTTAGCGGTGGCCTTTGCTCCGGTTGCAATAGGTTTTGGAGCTGCGTGTCTCATTGGTAGTGCTATCTCTAGTGTTTTTGACGATTGATGAAATATAATTAAGAGCATATTATATCTTACTTATTTACATCCACTGTCACGCCCGATTTTAATTCTACAGTACAGCTATCCTCAAACACCGTAATGGTTTCAATTAGCTGCCGGACGAGGTGCTCATCAAACTGGGTAATGGCAGTGGATTGTGTTTTTAGGAAGGCAGTCATGTCCTCTATGCGGCTGCGGAGTTCATCCTGATTGGCACTTTTTGCCAGTGCCTGTTGCTTTTGTTCGCGCAGGTGGTAGATTTCTTCTGCAACATCGTCGTAGCCAGCCTTGGAACTTGCCAGCTTTACAAGCTGTGTCTGCAGTTCTTCCAACCGGGTATCGATAGCTGCCAGTGTTTCATCATTGCCATGACTGAGAACGGTTTCGATGTTATGCTGCAGCATGGCAAGAAAATCCTTCTTTTCGCATAGCACCTGATTGATAGCCGTTAGACAGACCTGCTCGAGTGCAGGTTCAGATATGGTGCGGGCATCGCATTTACCTGTATGGTCTACTCGATTGACGCAGCGCCAGACAATAGATTTCTTTCCTCGGTTGTTCCAGTGTATCCGGCGGAATATCTCGCTGCATTTACCGCAGCGTATCCGTTGGGAAAAACAATGGTTGCTGCTATAGGTCAACTTCCTGCCGTTTTTCAAGTGAATAGAACTTCGCCGTACCATTTCTTCCTGCACCTGCAGGAAAATGTCGCGGGGGATAATGGCTTCATGGTTATCTTTTACATAATACTGTGGCATGATACCGGTATTCTTGACGCGTTTTTTGGTAAGAAAATCCACCGTATAAGTTTTCTGCAAGAGGGCATCACCCATATATTTTTCATTCTGCAAAATCTGTCTGATATTACTGTCTCGCCATTTGGTGTGACCAGCACCGTTTTTTAACCCGTCCGCTGTTAAATTGCGGGCGATTTTTAGCATACTGGCACCCTCAAGATATTCCCGGTAAATTCGTTTTACAATTTCAGCTTCCTCCGGAACTACGACCATGCGTTTATTTTCATCCTTGGCATACCCAAGAAAATGATTGCAGTTGATTTGTACTTCACCCCGTTGGTAGCGGTACTGCAGGCCCAGCTTCACATTCTGGCTTAGGGATTGGCTTTCTTGCTGGGCTAGGGATGCCATAATAGTAAGCAGCACCTCGCCTTTAGAGTCCATCGTATTAATATTTTCCTTCTCAAAAAAGACGGGAATGTGCTTGTCCTTTAACTGCCGGATGTATTTTAGGCAGTCCAGCGTGTTGCGGGCAAATCGACTGATGGATTTGGTAATAATCATATCAATCGTACCTGCCATGCAATCTTCGATCATGCGATTAAATTCATCCCGCTTTTTGGTATTGGTACCGGATATCCCATCATCAGCGTAGATCCCGGCTAATTTCCAGTCTGGATGATTGTGGATGTAGGTGGTGTAGTGCTCAATTTGTGTTTCATAACTGGTGGCCTGCTCGTCGCTGTCGGTAGAAACCCGGCAATAAGCAGCCACACGGCATTTTGGCTTTTCTTCAGTATGGTTTCGGTGTAGATAAGTTCGTGCCGGAATGATCGTGACATTCCGCGTCTGTAATTCCATGTATGGATTCCTCACTTTCTATTAAACTGTATGCATATTCAGCTTGCTGAAACGGATCAGTATAGGTTCGCGTTTTTTCTGCAAGGGAGAAGGTGGTGGGGTATAGAACCGGTGACGTTTTTTTAGGTTCCCGGATACGTCCCAACTTTTTGGCCCGGTTGGTGATTTCCTTTTGTGCAGCAGTAAACGTATCGGCATCAATAATAGCCGGATAATAATCATCCCCGATATAGTGCGTCGTTTGCAGGATATGGTGAATGCTACTGTGGGAAACGTGGATCGCTGCTTCTTTCGCAGCCGTAGTCAGTGCAGCCCCGGCAAGATAAGATTGGAACAGCACTCGTATTTTTTCGGCTTCCTCCATATCCACTATCGCTTTGCCATTTTTAATCTGGTACCCAAACGGTGTATGGCTCATAGCTTACACCAGCCTTTCCCGTAGCGTAATGCCACATTTTAGCTTAAAGCTGATTTCTGTTCGAGAGTAGACTAGAATTTGTTCTACAAATTGCTGGAATACTGCTCCGTCAAAGCCCGTTAGCATTTTCGCCTTACAAGTATACTGCAGTAATTTTCTCGTTTCGTGTACTGTTTTATTATCGTCATTCAAAAAATCTACAAGAGAATCCTTTTGGTGCTGCCATTGTTCAGCTTCCTGCAGCAGTTCGTTATTTCCTTTCTGGTATATTGCAGGCTCTAGATATTTTTTCGCCAGCAGGTACGCCAGTGTTTTTTGATGCTCGGCATTTTCTGCCAGCTTTGTGTCTAAATCTTGAATGACGGTGATGCTGTCGTTCGAATGGAGGGTACGCAAACTGGCAAGCAGCGGCTTTAAAACAAAGGCATGACCAAAGATGAGCTTATTCATCATCGTAACAAAAGCATATTCTAGTGCTGCTTCCTTGATGTATTTTAACGAGCATTTTGTGGTATCTGCTACATGGGTGGCGCAGCACCAAGCTACATAGGAATTGTGACCGCCTTGGATACGCCGCTTGAAGGTAGCGCCACATTGATGGCATCGAATGATACCAGAAAACGGATAACAGTTCTGGTACTTTTTATTCTGCGGCAGCGCACCTTTTTCTTTGCCACGCTGCCGAATGACCTGCTGGGCTGCTTCAAATATGTCCTTGGTGATGATGGCTTCGTGGTGGTCTTCCACCCGGTATTTATCTTTTTCACCATGATTGTGATGGCGATTAAAATGCGAATCAGTATACGTTTTCTGGAAGATGACATCTCCAGTGTAATTCTCGTTTTTCAATATGCCGCGAATGGTTGTCGCAGTCCAATGGGTACTGCGTTTAGCCGGAATTTCCTTTGCATTTAATTCCTTGGCAATGGCATCCGTGCCAATACCGGAGAGTGTTTGATCAAACATAGCTTTTACAATCGTAGCCTGTTCCGGCTGCAGCACCAATTTTCCCTCTATTACATCATACCCATACGGCGCGTAAGCAAGTTTGAAGGTGCCATTTTGGAAACGGCGCTGTATGGACCAGGTGCTGTTTTCGGCAATCGATACCGATTCATTTTCCGCCAAGCCGCTTAGAATCGATAGCATGAGTTCGCTTTCCATTGAGCTGGTATTCAGGTTTTCTTTTTCAAAATAAATATAAACGGTAAGCTCCAGTAATTTACGGACCAGTTCCAGACAATCGGTGGTATTGCGTGCAAATCGGCTGATAGACTTTGTCACAATGAAGTCTATTTTTTTATGCTCGCAATCGTCTATCAGGTGGAGTAGGGCTGGGCGCTTTTCTTTTTTCGTGCCGGTAATACCTTCATCATAATAAATACCGGCAAACTCCCAGTCCGGGTTTGCCGTAATGTAGGTTTCATAGTGCTTTCGTTGTGTGGCAAGGCTGACTAATTGCTCCTCACTATCAGTGGATACTCGGCAGTAGGCCGCTACCCGCAGCTTATGTTTTTGCGTAGGGAATACAAGCTGACCTCCGATTTTTGTCACCGTTTTCATGGATTTTCACCTCCTTGTAGTGTGACATAGTACCTCTATATGCCGGATATATCAAGGAATAGGGGGCAATATAGCTGCTAATACCGGTGAAAATGTTTTTCGGTTTACTGCCGTTATTTTGGCAAATTCATCAGCAGAAAGCAGGCCTTTATGGAATAGGAACTGCAGTATGTGTTGGGCACGGATATAATCGACTTCGTGCTGCAGTTGTTCCTGCGATATTGACTTTGATTCAGCTTGTATCTCGCCTGCTTCGAGTGTATGGCTGTCGTTCATAGCAAATCATCTCCTTACAGATAGGCCATGAAATGGGGGAAAGTAAACCTATTTCGTTAGTCTTTATATCTGTAGTCGATAAAATAAACTGCTATTCGAACCCAAGGCATAAAAAAAGACCTGTCAGAGTGATGAGACTCCAGCAGGTCCATGGTATATATTCTTATTTTCGTAGTTGCTTCAATGCTTCCTGCAGCCGATCCGGTATGGGAAGTCCCATTCGTGCGGCATTTTCCACAATGGAAAGTCCTTCATTGGACAAGTAGAACAAGATGGTGGCAGTTCGTAAGGCACTGCCGGAGCCGAGCATTGTCTCATCCAGCGTATGAGCGACACCGACGAGTACAAAAAGAAGCACCTTCCGGCAGATGCCCATAAAGCCGATCTCACTGGATAGCTGCCGTTCCCGGCAGGCACATAGCACCCCGGTAATATAATCCAGACAGACAAACGTCAGCAGGGCATAGAGCAGATTGTCAAACCCGCCGATGAACCAGCCCAGCCAGGCGCCGATCGCTGCACACCCGATTCGTATTTCATTCCAGGTCATTTTCATCACCCCGCCAGGGTAGCCTTGATTTCCAGATACTGGTCCCCGTATTTTACATTATCGATAAACTGGATGTTGTATTTCTGATTGCGGAACTTGATGAACCATTTTTCCGAGATATCTGAGCGGTACCGGATGACAAACGACACATCCTTTTCCAGATGAACGGCTGCGGCGAAGAAATACTCCCCGCCGTGGATATTGGTCACTTTGGCCCAGGTGCTGCCCTTGCTGACCAGGGTGCTGTCATACCCGCCCTGTCCGTCGGAGACATTCTCCTCCACTACAAACTCAATTCGCTGTTTCATTTCCCCGATATCCATCAGAACACCTCATCCCGGTAGGAAAACAGCATGGCCCGCATGAGCTTAATCATGGCATCGAAGTCTGCTGTATCCCGGTTTTCGTACAGATAGGCCACCCCATACAGGATAGCTGTTTTGATGTCCTCCGGCAATGTGGTGTAGTCACTTAGCGGATGGCGCAGTACATTTTCCACCGTCGTCGTGGAGGACTGGATCAGGCTGTCGATCAAGGCATCCTCTACATCGTTATCAATACGCAGGTATAATTTAGCTTCATCCCGTGTTACTGCCATGCTGCCACCCTCCTTCTGTTATTTGCTGGCCTGCTTGAGTGTCTTGATGGCTTCCGGCAGAACGATCTTGGCGTCGACACGCTGAGAGCCAAGAAAGCCGACCTGACCGGTAACGGCGTATAATTCGTTTAGGCGCTTAAAGGTGCGCCCCTGCCTATCGGCAATCCAGTAATAGGAGAAGTCACCGAACAGCACCGTCTTGGCATCAGCTGCCATCTGCGGCATATACCGGCTGGTGACGACAGGGCAGTTCAGAATCTTATCCGGTACATCGGCGCTGACGGAAGGCTGCCAGATATACTGGCCCTGCGTATCTTTCAGCTTCCGGATGGCCTTGACAGTGCTTTCATGCAGCAGCAATGTAGCCGACTTGCGGTACGGCTCACGAAGCGAATAGTACAATTCGATCAAATCGTCGAAGGTAATCGCCGTAGCAGAGGCGGCAGTCGAGCCATCCGAAGCACCGGCGGCATCAACGAGGATGCCGGACGGACGATCCGTTCCGGTGCCGGTGAGGAAGGCTTCTTCTTCGGCATTGCCAAGCCTTCTGGCAAACTCCTGCGCCATGTATCCTTCCAGGTCGAAGGCAGAATCGTTCAACAGTTCTTCGGATACCTTGACGAGCGTACCCAGTTTATGCGCCCCGATGGACACCTGACCGAAGGTGGTGTTGCTTTCAGTGTAGGCGGCTTCTTCATCCGTCCATGCAGCGGTTCCTTCGCTGGCAACGACCGGAATCTTATGGTCGCCGCTTGCAGTCTGGATCACATGGGCAAGGGAGCGCAGCACATTTTCCTCGGCCAGCATCTGGATCAGCGTCCGTTCGAACTCGTCCGGTACGAGGTAGCCGCCTTGGGGATCGGCCCCTTCCTTTAAGGTGTTGCGGATTTCCGGACGGGACTTGCCGCGCATGCTGTCCCAAAATGCGGGTGCATAGGCATCACTGAACCTGCCATGCTTCATTGTATCTTGTTTTGCAGGCTTGTTGACGATAGCGGTTGAAGTCGGTTTGCTTAATTCGAGATCAATGGCAGCCTGCGTCTTCAGTCGGTCGATTTCCTTGCCCAGTGCCATGACATCGGTTTCCATCTTGTCATACATAGCGGCATCCTCGGTGGAAAGCGTGTCACCGGCTGCCTGCTTTTCATCCAGGAAGGCCTTGGCCTGCTCCCAGATGTTGGCGCGTTTTTCCTGCAGTTCTAATAATTTACTCATATTGGTACCTCCATTTAATGTGTTAAGAGCGACAGCCGCTGCTGCAGCGACGCTACGGATATAGTTGTTTTGTTTGCTGCCGGTGTTGGCTTGGTCTGCTTGGCGATGGCCTTATTGAGTAATGCATTGGTGACCTGCCGCCGGGAAAAGGAATAGCTTCCCATACTGGCAGCATCATGCATTTGTTTACTATCACTATCGGTTAAGATGTTGTCGGCAAAACCAAGCTCGATTGCTTTTCCTGCATTCATCCAGGTCTCGGCATCCATCAGATGGGATAATTGGGTGCGGGAAAGGCCGGTCTTTAATTCATAGGCATTGATAATGGATTCCTTGACCTCGGACAGCATAGAGATGGCCCGTTCCATTTCATCGGTGTCGCCCATGGCGATCGTGAACGGATTGTGGATCATCATCAGCGCAGTCGGTGCCATATTGACGGTCGTGCCTGCCATGGCAATCACGGAGGCTGCCGAAGCCGCAATCCCGTCGATATTGACGTGGACCTGTCCGGTATAATCCATCAGCATGGCATAGATCTGGCTGGCTGCTACGCAGTCGCCGCCGGGCGAATTCAGCCACAAGGTGACATTGCCCTGTCCGGATGTCAGCTCGTTTTTAAACAGCTTCGGCGTTATCTCGTCATCGAACCAGCTTTCCTCGGCAATGGTACCGTCAATGGTAAGGATGCGTCCGGTATCGTCATCGGTATTCCAGTTCCAGAATTTCTTCATGGGTTTTTCCCCTCGCTTTCGGTATAAAATTTTCCTGCCTTGTCCAGCGGCAGCATATTGCCGTTGACCAGATACGTATCGCCGCCCTGTTCGGCAGGAATGTGATTCATATCCTCAAGCTCCCGGATGTCGTTGGCGGAGAGCCAGCCGTTCTGCCTGCCGATCGCATACCCGTTCATTCGGCTCTGGTAGTCGCCGCGCAGCAGACCGTCCACATTAAACTTCGTAAAGACCTGCGAGCGTTCCGACGGCAGCACCAACTGCTGGTTCATGGCCTGTTCCCAGCGGACGCACCAGGGATTCAAGGTATATTTGACAAATTCCAGCGACTGCTGTTCGATATTGGAGAAGGTGGACTTTTCCAGATCCCCGACCATATGCGGCGGCACCCGGAAGATACGGGCGATTTCGTCGATCTGGAACTTTCGCGTCTCAAGGAACTGCGCCTGATCCGGCGGGATAGATAGCTGCTGGAAGGTCATGCCTTCCTCCAACACGGCTACATTGTGCCGGTTCGTGCCGGAAAATTGGGCATGCCAGCTTTCCCGCAGCTTGACCGGATCCTTCACGATGCCCGGATGCTCCAAGATACCGCCCGGTGTAGCACCATTGGCGAAGAATAATGCGCCGTACTGCTCGGCTGCCAGCGACATACCGATGGCATTCTTGGCCATGGCAATTTGGCTGTAGCCGATGAGTCCGTCAAACCCAAGTCCCGGAACATGCAGCACCTCATCCTGCGACAGGACAATCTGCTGGCAGCGGTTATCCGCACCGAACTCGTCCGAGTCCTTGGAGTAGGTATAGATAAGCTGACCGTTCGCGGCCCGGCTGACATCCATCTTGCTGGGCAGCAGCGGGTACAGTGCAATCGGCTGCCCGGTGCCGTTCCGGATAATCTGTGCATAGGCATTGCCCCATAACAGCAGATGGC